GTAGCATTAATATATGTTGCCATTAGTTCTCCAATACCAATATAGAAACTTCCGCCAAAGAATCTGTTATGCCATACAGTTCATCATATGGCCCAAGTGTTATGCTTAAAGTTTGTTCTGGTAAAAGTCTAAATCCATAATTACTTGTAGTAACGCCAGTAGCTCCAAGATATACGTTATTAAAAGATATATTTTTTATAATAATAGATGACTCAGAACGCAACTGATTCCAGTTTGTCATATGTGTTTGCGTAGGTCCTATTGTTAATATATTGTGCTTTACTGGCATTCTCTTATTATACCCCCAAAAAGGACAAATCCCAACCAGAGGCGGATCCGATTGGGACTTGCTGCGCCGAAGCACATGCACGGGGAGCTATCGGTGGGATGCTGCAACCCGTACTATCAAAGTATCACATATAAAATATTCTAAGTCAACTAAGATTCTTGATTTTCTTGCGGGGTATATGAAGGTCCTGGTCCAAGTAAATATCCAGCTTCATGATACTGAACCATCTTATTAACCTTGTCTTGGTCCTTAACCAATTCAGATGCAATCAATGTAAGCAAATCATAAATACGGTGAAGCATAATATAATTTACCATAGGAAGATTATCTTCTAAATTTTGTGACTCTGGATTAATTTCGTTTGACATGCTTGCTTACCATCTCATTCATTTTATTATAAACTTCAAGGCCTATGACATTCCTGTAGTTACAGGAGAGGCAATATAAATAATTATTTTCGTCTAAATCTTGATTAGGAAAAAGAGGGCCTTGATCCATTGGACATTCCAATTTAGGAACAAGACCCTCTTCTGCTAAAGCCAAATATTTAGATACTACCTGTATCTTCAATGACTTTTCTCCACATTCTATTAACTAGGGAATTTGGTTAACCATTTGTTAACCGCTCCATTGTTAATGGAAGACCATGAGCTCCAATCATTTCCGCCTTGAGTCATGTAGTACGCTATCTCTGCATTTATTACTGGATCAAATAATAGTACATTTGATCTCAGGTCGAATTTCTCTTTACGATCATCGCCAAGAGTACCTAGCATGTTGATCTGAAAAATCCCATAGGAACTGTCTCCAGTTTTCCTGTTACCGTTGTAAGCCATAGGGCGTCCATTGGACTCCGACTTAGCAACAGCCCAAGCCATTTTAAGGGCTTTTCCTTCAAAGCCTATAGCCTTAAGAAGCTTTTTAAGCTCCTTGTCTGTAAGCATCTCAGAAGGCTTGTAAACAGCATTGCTGTATCGTTCTAAGGTTTCTTTCTTTAGTTGTTTTGCTTGTAGTTTAGGAGCCACAACCTTTTCAGATTTTGCCTCCAGCGCTAAAGTTTCTGATGGTCCAGGCTGGACACCAAATAAGAACAATGTTATCATTCCTATAACAGTCCAGTGATGGGCAACTTCGCTTAAGCGTTGCTTTATTTTCTCCATTGGCATTTCCTCCTTTAGAGATAGCGAACTACAATAATAGCATTGGCGGACAAACGGTGTCAAGCCAGTTGACCAGAAAAAATAATGCAAATTTCATTTTCCACGCTTCGTGCCAACTTTAATAGATCAGTTGGATATGGTTATGCTGCTTATCACATTATAGAATCATTAAATAAACTAGGACATTTTGTCCCATATCAAGATCCTAAATCTCCAGTTCAATTAAACTTTTCTCAACCAGAACATTTTAAATTACATCGTGGTCAATATCAAATTGGTTATACTCCATGGGAGTCTACAAAACTACCACAAAAATGGTTTGAAAAAATGTATGCCTGCAATGAAATATGGACTACATCAAACTGGTGCAAAGATGTGTTTGAAGCAAATGGATTTGAAAACGTTAAAGTATTTCCTCATGGAATAGATTCAGATTTATGGAAACCTCATAAAAGAATTCAAAAAGATAAGATTAAATTTTTACATGTTGGTGAACCCGCTCCAAGAAAAGCGGGGCAAATGGTTGTTGATGCATTTATATATTTATTTGGAAATAATCCAGATTACGAATTAACAATAAAAGCATATAAAAATAATACTACTCGTGTATATAATAACTATATAGATAAAGAGATAATCGGATTACCCCACGAAAAGTTTAGCAACATAAAACTAATAGAAGATGATTATGATGAACAACAAATGAGAGATCTTTATTATACACATGATGTTTTGGTTTATCCAAGCTACGGAGAGGGATTTGGATTTATTCCATTACAAGCACTTGCAAGTGGTATGCCAGTTATATCAACATATGATTGGGCACATTACAAAAACTACATCGGTCCGCTAAAATTGAAATCAACACTTATTGATTCGCCATGGCCTCATCCACATCCAGGTCAAGTTTTTGAACCAAACTATCAACATCTACTTGAGGTAATGAAAGATTTTGCAGATAACGCAAAGGCTTATTCTGGTTATTACTATGCTCAGTCAACTAAAATTCATCAAGATTACAATTGGTTACAGTTGACCAATAATGCGTTTGATCACATAGTAAAAAGATTCTCTTAACGTCTTCCCTCTATAAATATCTTTTGATAGAATTAGAGTCTTCCTAATTTTTAAATACAACCGCAAGGCGGAGAAAAGGTGTTACATGTCAAGAGTTATTGAAAACCCGTACGAAAATTTTATCGCATTGTCTCGTTATGCACGATGGATTTCTGAAGAAAACCGACGAGAGACTTGGGGTGAAACAGTTGATAGATACTTTGGGTTTATGCTCGGACATTTGGCTGAAAACTATAATTATATTCCAAACAAAGAAACTGTAGCAGAACTTAAAGAAGCAGTTTATAGCAGAAATGTAATGCCATCCATGAGGGCTGTTATGACTGCTGGACCCGCTTTAGATAGAGATCATGTTGCTGGTTACAACTGCTCATTTGTCCCAGTTGATAACCCACGATCATTTGATGAAACAATGTATATTTTGATGTGTGGAACTGGCGTAGGATTTTCTGTAGAGTACAAGTATGTAAACAAGCTTCCTGCCGTTCCTGAATCTTTTGAAAAATCTAATACAATTATTGTCGTTGAAGATTCAAAGACTGGATGGGCAAAGGCATACCGTGAACTTCTTGCAATGCTTTGGGCTGGTCAAATTCCAGCAATTGATGTATCTAAGCTTCGTCCAGCAGGAGCACGGCTAAAGACAATGGGTGGTCGTTCGTCTGGCCCACAACCATTAGTTAATCTTTTTGATTTTACAATTGCAAAGTTTAAGTCTGCAGCTGGCCGTCAGCTCAAGCCAATTGAGGCACATGATATTATGTGTAAGATTGGTGAGATCGTTGTTGTTGGAGGAGTTCGTCGTTCAGCAATGATTTCTCTTTCTAACATCAATGATATTGAAATGGCAGCAGCAAAGTCTGGCAACTGGTGGGAAAATAATTCTCAACGTGCCCTTTCAAACAATTCAGTAGCATATTCTCGTAAGCCAGAAATGGAACAGTTTATTGCAGAGTGGAAGAATCTATATGACTCAAAATCAGGTGAGCGTGGTATTTACAATGTTGCAGCAGCACAAGCCCAAGCAGCAAGGTGGGGTAGGAGAAATCCTGAAATCCACTACGGAACTAACCCATGCTCAGAAATTATCCTTAGACCTTATCAGTTCTGTAATCTATCCGAAGTAGTAATTCGTGAAGACGACACCTTGGCGGATATTGAAAACAAAGTGCGCCTAGCCACAATTCTTGGAACTTGGCAGTCAACACTTACAGACTTCAAGTATTTGCGAAAGATCTGGAAGGACAATACAGAAGAAGAAAGACTGCTTGGCGTTTCTCTTACAGGACAATTTGGGCACAGTTTTATGTCTGGTAAAGAAGGATTAAACGAGCTTGGTACATTTCTTTCTGAAATTCGTGAACAAGCAAGGCTTATCAATAAAACTGAAGCTGAAAATATTGGAATCAATGAATCTGCAGCAATTACATGTGTGAAGCCGTCTGGAACAGTATCTCAACTAGTTGGCGTTTCATCTGGCATGCATCCATGGCATTCGCAATATTATATTCGCACAGTTCGTGGTGATAAGAAGGATCCTCTATCTACATTCCTAAAGGAAGTTGGTATTCCAGTAGAAGATGACTTTATGAAGCCAAACGACACATATGTATTTTCATTTCCAGTAAAGGCACCAGAAAATGCAATTGTACGAGATGATCTTACTGCAATTGATCACCTAAATACTTGGTTAGTTTATCAACGTGAATGGTGTGAGCATAAGCCATCTATTACTGTATCGGTAAAAGAAGATGAATGGATGGAAGTCGGCGCTTGGGTGTACAAACATTTTGATGAAGTATCAGGAATTTCATTCCTCCCACATTCTGATCATTCTTATAAGCAGGCTCCCTACCAAGAAGTAACAAAAGAAGAGTACGAAGAGCTTCTTGCAAAGATGCCAAAGTCTATTCGTTGGGAAGATTTGTCTTTCTATGAAACAGAAGACGGAACTAGCGGAACACAGACACTTGCTTGTACATCAGACGGCAATTGTGAGATTGTAGATATTTCTGCTTAGGAGGAAAAATGGAAAACAATAAATGTGAATGTGGCTGTCCAGAAAATAGCTGTAAGTGTTGTTGCAGTAATTCAAATGGGTGTGCCCACTTTCCAAAAGCCTTGTAAGTAATAAAGTTTAGTAGTATAATAATTTTGTGGTTTAACCACAATTCCTGGGCACACGGCCCAGAAAAGGAGGATCTTATGAAACAAGATCTGAATAGTGATGGAAAGGTAACAATGCAGGAGAAAATTCTCGCAGCGTTAGCAAGCTATGGACGGCATTTTCTTGGAGCCGCCATTGCTCTATACATGACTGGAAATACAGACCCAGGAGACTTACTAAAGGGCGGAATCGCTGCTACATTGCCAGTTATTCTAAAGGCCCTAAATCCAAACGAAACAAGCTTTGGGTTTACAAAGAAGGCATAATTTAATATCTGATTGTGAAGACTCCTATGCTAAAATGAGCATAGGAGTTTTCCTATTTAGGAGATTTTCGGCAAATGGCAGTACAAAAGAATTTTGAGGTAGATCAAAATACTACCTTTAGTTTTATTGTTGAATATAAAGATGCAAACAATAATCCTATAAATCTAACTGGCGCTACCGCAAAACTGCAGGCAAGAGATACGCAGGGCGGAAGCAAGCTGGCATTTACTCTTACATCTCCTTCTGGTGGAATTACAATTGACGGTGCATTAGGCAAAGTTACTTGTAAAATGACTCCTACTCAAACCAACAAACTCTTTTATCCTAAATCAGCTTATGATCTTATTATCGTTGATACAAACGCTAACCGAATAAAGCTGCTTGAAGGATTTATGACTTTGAGTAGGTCGGTCACAATATGACAGAAACAATCGTAGTAACAGAAGTAAAAAATCAATTAGTTGTTTCCTCCCCAGGACCACAAGGGCCACGAGGAAAAACAATATTAAATGGAAATACAGCCCCAGCCAACAATTTAGGCTTAGAGGGCGATTTTTATTATAACACAGCAACAACCGATTTTTATGGCCCCAAGCTTTCTGATACAACATGGGCTGGGGCTTTAGTAATAAAGCTTGTTCAAGAGGGTAACGAGTATGCATTTGAATATTCATGGGAATTGGCCCAGGTATCTGGCCCAGTCAATGGAGTATATTCACTACCTATAACACACAACCTTGGATTTAAGCCGAATGTAACAGTCAAATCCAGTTCTGGAGATGTATTAGAAACTGGAATAGATTATAATAGTAACGATATTTTAACACTGACAATGGCTCAACCATTCTCAGGGACAGCGTATCTGTCTTAAGTGACACGGTTACAGATGTTATGTACTTCTTTAATGGTACATCATGGGTTCCAACATCAGGCTCGGCAGAGGTTATTCAAGATACCGTTGATACCATGCTTATTGCAGGTACAGGTCTTGATAAAACCTATAATGATGGCGCAGGAACATTAACACTTGATATTGATAGCACCGTTACAACAAATGACGGTGTTCAAACACTCACAAACAAAACACTTACATCTCCAAGCGTAAGTGGACTTTATATCTCAGATTCCTCAATCGTATTTGAGGGTACGCCAGATAACTTTGAGACAACTCTTCAGGTTGTAAATCCATCGGCAGATAGAACCATCACACTCCCAGATGCTACCGATACCCTTGTTGGACGAAATACAATAGATACGCTTACCAACAAGACAATTGATTTAACATCAAATACCCTTCAAGGAACATTAGCAGAATTTAATACTGCTCTTGAAGATGCAAATTTTGCATCTCTTGATGGTGCAGAAACACTTACAAATAAGACTTTAACAAGTCCAACTGTAAGCGGATTGTATTTGTCGGATGCCTCAATAGTATTTGAAGGAACTACGGCAAATGAATTTGAAACCACTCTTT